GAAACTACGAAATATATGTGAGGCATTATTCTTTACTACCTATGCTGAGATGATGAGAATCTGCCCAGAAATATGGGACTATCCTATGTGTTTTCCAACTGATAGAGCCAAACTTATTCATGGTAAAAATTTATATCAGATAGACCCACCAGTTCATTGGGGTTACTTTATTTACTTACCAAAATTAGATTATGGATTTCAACAAGTAGATAAGTTCGTAGATATTTTTTCTCACTTAGGCAAAGTAGTTGTCTGATTTATCTAATAAATTTGATGCATTATAGAGTTCTTTATTATCAACTCTTGGTGGAAACTCGTTATCTCTTGAACTTCCCGGTCTAAAATTTAAACCTTTACTAAAACTTTTAAGAAAAGATAATCCTGTATTATTATCGACTGGGATTGTTTGGGATCTATTACTAGTTCCCTTATAACGCTCGTCAACCTTGTAATCTTGGCTAAACTTAGACTGTGTATATCTCATAGTTGTATTCTATTATGACTTTAACTGAATCAGAAATGAAAATTAGCGGTATATGTGATGATATTAAAGAACTTCTTATCTACAAAAACAGAAAGTATGGTAACTCTGCTTTAAAACCTTGTAGAGTTTTTAGTAAAGCTTCACCTGTAGAACAACTTTTAGTAAGAATTGATGATAAATTAAATCGAATAATGCAAGGTGCAGGCTTACTTGCAGAAGATGAGGATGTAATAAATGATTTAATTGGATATTTGGTACTGCTTAAAATAGGTATGAATGATGAAAAAAACAAAGAAGTTTTGGAAATGGGTAGAGAAGTTTTTGAAGAAGGTTTCAAATCTGTAACTATTCCCCTTCATCAAAAATCCATACCGCAGGAGGATGACAATGGAGTATAAAGATTTAATTGAAAATTATACCCCTGAATTACAACTTATTGATGCTCTGGAGTATCTAAAAGATCAGCCTTGGCTCGCTTCGGAGATCCTAGACCAGATGGCTTCTCGTTCCAGTAGCGAAAAAACTGACGTAAAATCTTCCCTGAAGGATCTAATTCCTTAAATTTTTGTTCTAAATACTCAATACCTCGTATCTGATTAGCAGTTCCATTGTAAGTTTCTACTAGATTTAATAGACAAGCTTTAGTATGACAAGTGTGCTTGTAAAAAGTAGGTATTTCTTTATCAGCTGCAAAATATAAATTCAATTCAACACGTCTCCTCTCCACCATACTGTCACCACCAGACATCCAGTAAGTGTTTATAAAAGGACTCCATTCTTTAATTATTTTTAACTTAGACGCATAATTATTAATTAATTCTAGTAATCTACAAGTTTTAAATGATTGTATTCCAATACTATGAGCAAAGCTTAAGAGAGCTATTTTTCTATTAGTATTTAAATTTACGTAGACATAATCATTTAATTTTAAAGAAAATTCTTTCAAGTCTTCATAAAACTGTTTATCTATTTCTTCTTGAGTAGCTTTATCTCTAGAATTTAAATAATGACCATTAATTTTTTCACTTCCATAGCCTATTTTCCAAGTCTTTTCTCCAAAGTCTTGATAAGAAGCATATCTATCTAAACCAACATAAGTCCTAGCTGGTGTATATTTTTTTATAAAATTAAAAGCTTTTTCTGAAAAAAATGGATATTTAAGGGACGACAACAGAACCGTTATAGCTGACTTCAGAATAACCATCTAGATTAAGAAGTACAACATAATTCTTCGCAGCGTTAGTAACTGTAACACCGACAGCTCCTTTTCCTTTACCTGCTTTAGCTATATCAAAGAACTTTTGATAGCCAGTAGGAGCACTACCTGTTCCAAAAGCATCCTCTTGGAATATTTGAATTGTATTTACACCTTCTGTTCTATCTAGAGTTACTTTAATATCTCCTGTGCCACCAGGATTAACTCTAAAGCCTCTTACAGCATCGCCTTTGTTTCCAGCAGCTGTAGGACCAAGATATGTGATTTCAGATCCAGCATCAACACTGAATGTATCTAGAGTTGCCTCAATTGTTCGTGTAGCCATGTTAATTAAGAAATTTGACCTTCAGTAGAGAACTGAAATTGAATGTCAGCATCTATACCATGATCTTTCATTATTCCGTAGAACATCTGACGATCTAAAGCTTTTTGATGTAAAAGCTCAATAAATGCTTCTTCCAATTCTAAGCGGTCTAAAGTTTGGATTGCTAAGGAAGCTGCATGAATTGCAAATTCCTGATCTACTGGGAGATTGACATCCATGTAAATTAAAACCTTTATACATATATTACCAATACTGAATTAAGGAGCAACGCTATACAAATCAATTACTTTCTATACACTCTTGTAGCAATTACTTGTGCTTTGTAACTAGGGTCATGTATCCTAATATTTTTCTTTAAAAGAACAGAGCTAATTCCATAACTGCTGCCAAAAAGAATAAAAAAACTAATAGCTACTGTTCCCATTTGTAATTCTTGTGTTTCACTGTATTCTAGGACTAGTAGAACTTTAATATGACTTTAGAAGAGTTAATAAAATATTTTATGGAGGCTTCAGTAAGTGGAGCAAGTAAAACTCAAGTAAGAAGAAATTTTAAAAAAATATATAATCTCAATGATTCGCAATTAGATAAACTTCAACAACTGTCAAAATTTAAGAAAAAACCTAAAAAAATTAATTATAAAGAATTTTATAAAAATAATATTACAAAAAAAGCCCAACGAATATATTACCCCCTAACTCAACTGTATAAAAAAGAGGATTTTTTATCTAATGAAGAATGTACTAAATTAATTTCAATGATATCTAGAAGTCTTAGACCATCAACGGTAGCGGATGATGGGGATACTTGTCTGGTAAATGATTACAGAACTAGCAGCACTTCAGATTTAAATTACTTTACAGACCCTTTTTATCTATCAATAGATAAAAAAATTTCTAATTTAATGAAATTAGAACCATTTCTTGGTGAAACAATGCAGGCTCAAAAATATAAAGTAGGTGAATATTACAAAGAACATTATGATTTCTTCTCACCTTTTAATCATGAATTCAAAACATACTGTGAGTGGATGGGTCAAAGAACATGGACTACTATGATTTACTTAAATGATGTAGAAGAAGGTGGAGAAACATATTTTAAGTATTTAAATTTAAAAATAAAACCAAAAAAAGGCTTATTAATAGGGTGGAATAACCTTTATTCTAATGGATTTCCCAATTACAAAACTATGCATGAAGCCTTACCTCCACTTAAAGGAGAGAAATATATTATTACAAAATGGTGGAGAAGTTGGAGTCTTATCTAATTACCACTTAACTTTATGTGACCAGTATCTAGCTGAGAATTTATCGGGATTAGGATCCTGTGCATTATGTCTTGCGTAATATGATTTCTTTCTGGCTTTATCTTTTGCGGACTTTGGATTTTTACCAGCACCTTTGACACCTTGCTGACCAAATCTTATTATCTTTTCTTTACCATCCTTACATGCTTTTACAACATGAGACTTCGTTTTATGACTAGGAGTCCTCTTCGGCTTATTACATTTCAATCTATCTTTTGAAAGTTGTTTAGCTTTTGCCCTCTTCGACATCAGTCCTTTCTTTATTAGAAGTCATATATGTCATTGTAGCTCTAAGATGCCATTGATTTTTCTTATGTACTCGTCCCCTCTCTACAGCTAAATCTTGTGTTAGATCATCTCCTATCATCCCAGCATACTTAGCTAACTCCTCAAATGCAGCTGCAAGCATGTCATGGGCGTTGCTTATATCTAAAATAAGTTTGTCTTGATCAAAGGGATCAAATTTTTCTAAATCTTTTATTCTAGATGATAATAAGTCTGCAACACTAACTGGTGTCATTACATTTACAGATCTTATATGCTCAGCAATATTATCAATACCTTCAGTCATCTCAGTTTGTATATCTCCTGTAAGAAGGTGAATTTGATAAAATTTTGATCCTAATAAACCCCAATGAACTAATTGAGTTTGGTTAAGAACCATTACTGAGTCTCTAAGACACTGGACTAGATGCTCATTTACTAATGCAGCATCCTTTGGATTTACGCTATTCATTAAAGAATTTTTATAGTACCTTCTCTTACTTTAGTCTTAATGTCCTGTCCTTGCCCACCTTCTGTACGTGCTAGGGCATCTGGAATACGTGCTCTTTGTAATTCAGGCATATATTCCATAATCTTTTGGCTCTTATCTCTCAAAAACTCTTTCGCTTTAGCTTGAGATCCATCCGATGTAGAAGTCATTTGTTATATACGGAGTAGCTTTATCTGAAGATACAAGCTTAATAGGAGCACTATTATCTTCTATCCAATGCTTTATTTTACCAAGTCTTTCCTCTGAATAGTGAGAATTGGATGAATTATACCAATCTTCTAGTAACACAGATCCTTTTGACCTATTACATTTGGAACAGGAACAAACCATGTTTGATTTAACATTATGACCACCTTTAAACTTTGGAACTATGTGGTCTATAGTTGCAGACTTTGTATCTAATTCTTTATCACAATATGCACACTTCCATTCCCATGACTCAAATATTGACTGTCTAAATTTTCGTCGAGCATTACGAGGAGATAATTCGATTAGGTTGACTAATAAATCTTGCTCGCAATTAATCATATATTATGCAGCTTTGAGAAAACTCTATGCTGCATAAACTTGCACAAATGTATCTTTTATTCCATTAATGGAACTAACTCAATCTCTTCTTCTATCTCACAGTCTGATTCTTCTAGCAATCTTAATAAATAATAATGAATTTTTTCAGTCACCCACTTTAAGTCTTCATCCTTTACATCATTGAATATTGCATTTAAAGATAAATCACGAGAGGGGGTTCGAATATGATCGGCTAACAGTCTAAGAGCTTTATATCTTTCTTGATTCATCTCCGATAACATCTCATGTAACCTCGCCAATATCTACATTCCCTGTTGTTTCTACTTCTTCAGGCGGATGTTCTACTTCTTTTTTAAGAAATTGCACAATCTCTATTGCTCCTAAGACTTTCATATAAGATTCTTTTGCTTGAGAAATCGCTAAATCTTTTAATTTTATATCATTAGCTAAAGCAGTCTGCTGTTCAACAAGCTGCTTCATTGTTTCATCTAATTTTTCTAAAGAAATTTTGCAGGACATAGTAAATATTCTATTAATTTGAGTATAGCTTCCTAAATTTTATCTAGCTACTAGCAATCGTTATAATTTCTTGCTACATCTCCACCTATTTCAGATCCTTTATCTTGAGCAACCATTGTAACGAGTCCAGCTAATAACCATCCAACTATTGGTACATTACTTATAGCAGGAGCTGCTTTAACCCCTACAGAGGCTCCTACGACCCTTCCTGTAGCATTTCCACTGCCTTCTACCTTTATGCAAGCTATATCCTTATCAGTCATCACAGTCCCTTCTTTAGATGAATTAGAACCTCCAGAATCATCCATAGTGTAAGTTTCTCTTAAAGCTACATTTGATTTTTTATTAAATAGACCTTTACTTTCATCTATAAGCTTATCTCTCATAAGAATTTTTGGATCATTAGCTCTGTAACTGATACTATATCCCTTTTCTGAAGTGACAACTCGATAGCTTGTGTAAGGACCTACTGGTAAATTTAAATTAGGAAAAGGACTTTTAAACTTTTGAGAAACTAAAGTATTCATCAAAGAAAGATTAGATATTCCTAAGAGGCTTACTAAAGCTATAACTCCCCAATTTTTTCTTTGTCTATAGTACATATCACTTATTATTACTCTCAGTAATAATTTTAATTGGAGCTTGTTCTATACGCAATATTTGAGTATGTACTGCATCAGACTTACTGGCAATATCTTTAGATTTATCACTTTTTTTACGGGCTGCATCTACACCAAAGCTAGAAAGTACTCCAGTCAAAATCGAAGCTGGAAATGTAATATCCTTGGGTTCGTTGGAATATCCTGGAATAGATACGTAGTTAAGGGATACTATAAATCCACTCCAAGCAACTACGACAAGCCTTACTACAACTGAGATAAAGGCTAATTGCTCATCTTTGTCATCTATGTTTTCTTTAATCTTTGTGAAAAC